TAACCTTTTGTGTTACAATGCCATCATACAGCCGGTCTGCGGTTTTCTTATCTATTTGCTTGCGATTAACCCAGAAGTCTACATACCGCTGGACTGTTTCTTCCCACGTTTCTCTTCGTCCTTCGGCACTGAGCCACCTTGCATAGCGGCTCTTGTGTATAAACTGTTGGTACTTATCCATTCTTTTCTTCCTCTAAATCTGGGTGTGTTCCCCTCAAAATCATGAAGGCTTCTTTGTAAAATTCTGTAAACTCTGACCTGTGGTCATATAAGATTACAGCAGGTACATATACGGGAGAAATTATAATAAGTCCCAGTGCTTTTAAAATACATTTTTGTCTATAAGTCATCATCATCATCCAAGTTATCCATGTAAACACTATACAGTGCAGCGGCGCTAATACCTATTAAAATACTTCCAACAAGAAACACTGCAACCCCCTCAACTATTGCCTCAAGCATCTTCAACTTCCTCCCATACATTACCTACGCAGATAATTATAAACGGTAAGCAGATTACTATGCCATCAAAAGACATGGCTTCTATCTCTCCAGCTTCTCTCATAGTCCACACTGGGCGACTCCAACAAGACTCAACATCAAAACCTATTCCGTATCTAAAGTCAATGCTCCACAGCATGTCCATATAATATTTCGTCATTATTTATCCTTTTGATTTTTTTACGTTCTGTTCGAGCCTTGTCAGCCCTTGTTACTTTATTAAACTTTTTTTTGCGGTCAAATCTGTCCCGCCTTTCTTCTTTTCTATCCATTACCATAGACCTAATGTTTTTGAGTTGCCTGCAATAATAAATGCACATGTAACCATATGGGTAATCCACCAAACAGTCCTGACGCAAGCAACAGTATTAGCTTGCTTATCTGTCTCGCCAACCTTTTCACCTAAACTCTTTGCCCATATTCGCCACCACTTTCTCATATCACCAACCCTTAATTATATTAAACATTATAATATAAGCACAGGCTAGGTTAGACAGCACGATAAAAGTTCTAATGTATGAGATATAGTTTTCGTTCTCTGCGTCATATCCGTCTTCCTCGTCAAAAGAACCTAGCGCATGTTTCCATATTTTCCAAAGCTTATTCATTTTCCTCTCGCACTACGTCTGTTAGTTTGTTCAAGTACCAAGCAGCCTTCTGCAAGTCTTGTACCTGCTTGCCCTTGTAGTCATAGCGCCACAAATACTTCATGCAGTTGCCCTTGAGGTAGCCTTTGAATGCAACACTGGACATGGATTCTTTTATTGCATCAATACACTCTATCTCACCTGTGTTGTAATGGCTGGGGTTATTTACTACATCAGTCTCAGGCGCCCAACAATCCGCAAAGTCTCCTGCGTCTGAAGTTACTTCGTTGCCGTAGCTTTCTGTGCTGTCGTACACAAACTTAGAGTTTAAACGCTTCATGTACTCTTCAAACGTAGGGTGTCCTGTAGCACTTACCCTGTCCCAGTCTTGGGGAGTAGCGTCATTAATGCTCATCTTTAAAGTCCTCTTTATGTTTTACGTTAATCCAGTCGTCAGGTATGCTGTCTTCGCTAAACCATCTAAAGTCATGGGACGATGCCCACTCACCGTGTGACCTCCTTGTCCCGTCCTTACGAACTTTTGCTTGAGGCATTGGAGCGTTAGGGTTAGCAAACAGGAACACCAGCTCAACATCTTCGGGGAGAACTTTAGCAACCCAGACATACTTAGAGTATTCTGCGCTGTCCCAGAAGCGCCCCTTGGCTTCAAGCAATATCTTCTTGCCGTCCACTTCTTTAACAAAGTCTGGTTCGTACTTGTGTGTAACTGTGTACTCAACCTTATCAACGTGGTGTTCCCAAGCATCTAGGATGCCAGAGTGGAGTTCATACTCCCAGTTTGAGTCATAGCCTTTCACTACATCCTTCTCTACTGGTCGTTTAACTCTGGCCTTCCTATAGCCTTTGCGTACTTTCTTCATGCGCCTCCTTATCGTTGCTCCATCTTCCACGTTACATCTTGAGGAGTTATGTCTTCAACCTGCTTGTCGGGGAAGATTTTAAGCAACTGCTTTATTTTATTGGTGAGCCATTTCAGGGTGTAGAAACTTGTGTGTATTGTCCCTTTCGCCCAGATGTGTGTCTGTTCTGGTAGCATATCCTTAAAGTTATCTTGGTTAATCTTAGAAGCCTCCTCGTCATTGAGGAGACTTTTAAGCCATTCAATCTGCAAAGTTTCTGCATGTTTTTTTATTCGCTTAGACTTCTTGCGATTCATAGTATCTCGTCCACCTTTGGTTCAGCCTCTACATGTGTCAAGTATTTATAACCAGTAGAGTATTTAAAAGTTCTAAGTCCTTCGCCATCGTTGGCATCTTTGTGGCATTCGTGTTTATACTTACACCATGTACAACCTTTAGGCAATTGCATGTTTCCTTTCTTGCCATCAGGTGTGGGAGTATAACATAAATCAGGCGGCGTGTCAAGTTTTAATTCGTCCATCAGCGTATTTATTTTAGTATCTATGTTCGGCTTGTCCAAGTCGTCCGGCACATACATACACAGCTCACCGCTTTCTTTGTTGATGACAAGGAAACCGCCATCATCTGTGCCTTCTGCTTTTTCGTAACCGGCGAGCTGTCCTAGATAACCGAAGGGGTCATCGTCAGCCAGAGTACCCTTCATAAACTTATTGAAGGCGAACTTAGATGCAGACTTAACGTCCACCACCTGACCGTTAATCTTACAATCCATGTGTCCGACAATTCCGTTGACTGTCACTTCCTTCTGCTCATCAGTGACGCTGTGTCCTGCCATTCGTACAAGCATAAGCACAATCTCTTCAAGCACATGACCATATAGAAACTTAATCTGCGTTGCACCGTCAACACTACCACGGCCATTGGGGTCACGTTTCTCAAACCACATCTGTCGGGACGGCTTACCTACGTTAGACATTCGGACAGTGAAGTCAGTGTCACGCTTTCGGGGTGTTGCCCAGTGAAGTATAGCCTCCTTCATGGATGCCATTGTTTCATCTAGCGCCTCCTCCGTTATTGGAAGAGGCTCGCCGTTTGAAAGGTTCTCAAGCAGCCCATAGATGTCAGGGACTATAGTATTAAGCGGCTTCTGGTTCATCTTCTAACTCCTTGAATGCTTTGATTACATCAGAAGAGAACAGCTTCTGAAGGTTTAACAAGTACATCTGGCTTGCTCTGTTGTCACCACCCGATACAGTTTTAAAACTATCTAGGCGCTTGACAATCTTCTTGAGTGTAGCAGTATTGAACACCAGTGTACAGTATTCATCATCACCGATACATAAGTTATGGAACCAGTAGTCGGATTCAGTTGCGTCAATACCTGACGGCTTGCCGTATGACTTATACTCAATACAGATGTTACCTGTCTTCTGCCAGAGGTCACGCTCTGATTTAACTTCTATTTTCTTTCCTGTAAGCATAGTAGCAATCTTATCTTCTCGTACTTCTCCGTATGCTAGGTCAAGGTCGAACTTCTTTCTATCTGCTTTAGTGGGTTTCATGCCATCCATCTCCGATGTTGTAATCCCCATCTAAGGGGCAGTTCAAGTTTAAGTTCTTACCCGCTTCGACAATAGCGTCAATACCTGCCTGACCTACTGCTTCTGCATTTTGTTCACTGCATTCAATCTGCCACTCGTCATGGACGTTGGCTACAAACTTAGCATCTAAGTGCCGTATCTTTTTCTCCAGAACAACCAGTGCTTCCTTCATAACTATAGCACCGGCTGATTGTAACAGCGTGTTAAGTGCTGCATGTTCAGAACGTACAGCAACTTTACGCCCATCTAACCCTTTGAGGAAGCCCTTCTTACTGTCTCGTTGTACTCGTTGGATAAGAGATTTAAGTGATGGGAGACTACTAAGAAATTGTTCTCGCAGTTGCTTACCTCTTGACTGGCCTGCTTTAACCACTGACCCAATTTTTGCATTTCCGGCTCCGTAAAGGAAGGCATAGATGAAAGTCTTAGCCTGATTTCTTGATTCAAGTCCTGCAAGTCTTTGGTTAGCGCTGTGAATGTCACCATTGAGGATTTCATTTGTATACTCCTTGTCGTTCATATAGTGTGCAAGCATTCTAAGTTCTAAGCCTGAAGCATCAATACCTACCAGTTTGTTGCCGGACTTCACAGTCCAACAAGACCTGCACTCTTTGCCGTAGGGTGAGTTACTGCTGGGGATTTGAGCCATGTTGGGATGACTGTGTGTCATGCGGCCTGTCACAGCACCGTTAGGATTAACATAACCACGCACCCTGTTGTCAGGCTCAACCGCTTTTATCCAACTGTTTACCTGAGCCAAGCGCTTCTGAAGCATTAGATACTTAGCAATCAATGCAGCTTCAGGTATGTTCTTAACTTTAGACAGCGTACCCTCGTCAACAATTGGCTGACCAGTAGGTGTAAAGTTCTTGGGTGTCCATCCAGCCTCAACAAGATACTCACCTATCTGCTTACGAGAACCCAAGTTAAACTCTATGTGAGTCTCACGCTTGAGAGGCTTGTTGGTTTGAAGCATGATGTCATACTCCTCGTCAGTAAGTCTAACACCCTTACCGTCTGGCCCTTCAGAAACTTTAGCAAGCTTACCGCTTTTAGTATACTTAGGCTTGAGAATATCTACGATAACCTTGGGCTTGAATGTCTCATGCACTTCAGCTTCCGTAGCATCTAGCTTCTCTTGGAACATTGCAACAAGCAGCATAGCCTTACGCATGTCTAACTCAAAACCGTTGCGGCGTTGCTCGTCTATAATCTTAGCGACTGAATGCTCAAGCTTTACTGCTGTAGGTGTGAAGCCTCGGCTTTCGACACGCAACTGCTGGTATACTTTAGTGTTTAGTTCTACATCACGCTTACAATACTCTAGCATCTCAGGGCAGTAGGCATCCCAAGCATCTTGGTTAGCACCGTATTCACCCTTGTTAAACTTGAGCCGATAGCCCCAAGACTCTAAGCCGTGACCACCCTCACGGGTTGGCTTGAACAATCTAGAAAGTACAAGTGTATCTACAATCTTCTTGTTGCTTAGGTCAAGCCCAGCTATATCTTTGATAGCCGGAAGGTCATAGCCAATAATGTTGTGGCCGATTAGTTTATCTGCGGCTCTCAGAAGACCATAGCCCTCTTCGAGTTGGGTGTTGTCAAACGTAAACACATCCATTGTGTCTACATCTTGAGCAACAATACAAAAGATTTTAGTGGGGTCAAGTCCGTCTGCCTCAATGTCAAACACTAGGTTACTCATAGCTCGTCTCCGTCAAAGGCATCATAGTTATTACCGTCATCAATCTCTTGCAGCCTGCCGGTGTCGGCATCGTATAGAAGGCTACAGGCTACGCCAACATCTCCAGTGTATCTAGATTTAAGCACTCGCACCTTAGTGGTTGATGCCTCAATCTCGTCCTCTGATTGTTGGTTGCGCTCCAAAGATATAACACAGTCTGATAACTGAGCGATACTCTGAGAGCCTCTGAGGTGTGACAGTCCTGTCTCTATACCGTTCTCATGTCCACGGTTGCCCTCAACTCTACGAAGGTGGGATACCAATATCATACCAGCGCCTGTCTCTTCTACAAGAGAGCGAAGTCGGTGCATGATACCGTCAATAGCTTTACGCTCATCGCCTTCCAAGGCTTGTAGCACTAGCATATGAAGGTGGTCAACTACAACCCACTTACAATCTAAGCCGACAATCAGGTAGCGAAGCTTGCTGAATATATCTTCTAGATTGTTTACGCCGAGGTGAGCATGAATCCAAACACGACCCTCGTTCTCTCCCATGAATACCTTGCGGTAGTATTGTTCGAGGCGGTCATCTCCGACCTTGTTCTTAACGCTGTCTAGATGTAGCTTGGCGTTAGCCTCAACGGCCATGATACCTTCAGCAGTGCGACTCCAGTTCTCTTCAAGAGCTACAATGCCTACGTTATCTTTGGTGTGGTTGATTAGCCAGTGCTCTAGTTCTCTGGTTACAGAAGACTTACCAAGCCCAGTGCCGCCAGTAAGAGTTACAAGCTCGCCTGCTCTCATGCCCTCTAGCTTCTTGTTTAAGCCGCCCCAAGGATATGGGATTGACGGAAGCTTTTCTGTCCGTAAACGCTTGTATTCGTCTAACTGGCTGGACAGATTCATAATCCCAGAAGGGGTGTAGACTTTTGCATCCCAGAAACAATTAACAAAGGTGGAATGCTTGCGCTCTTTGAGCATATCGTTAGGGTCTTTGAACCCTTCAGGCAGTGTCATCAACTTAGCTTTGTTGGGGGTGAGGAGCTTGGCAATAGCCTTAGCGCCTTCTTTGCCCACACTGTCGCTGTCGAAACACAGAACCACTGTGTCGAAAGACTCTAGAAACTCTAGACTATTCTTAACGTCACGAGCACCTCCTTGTGCCCCTGATTTAATTGATACTACAGGCCACTTACTTCCAAGTAGTTCGTATGCTGCCATAGCATCACACTCTCCTTCTACCACTGTAATAAACTTACCGCCTGCTTTAAACAACTGCTCTCCGAACAGCCCTGTTTCTTTTGACTCGCCCTTCCAAGCAAACTGCTTGTTAAGCTTCCGTATCTTTGTTGCTACTTCCTCGCCATTATTGTAGTAGGGATAGTGGTGGCTAGTGACCTCACCGTTCAGAGTAGTAGATTTAACGCCATACTTTTTGGCAGTCTCAACACTGATTCCTCTGTCGGTCAGGGCATTATAACTAGAGCCGCCACCTGAGCCTTGATACTTTGTAAATTCCATTACTGTATCTTGTTTAGGGGTTTGCACTTCCGATGTGCCGTAATCTTTAAAATAAGTATTGCAACTAAAACAATACGCTGACCCGTCATCGTTCTGACTTACTGGGTCACTGCCGCCACATGATTCGCAGGGCAGATGAAATTTAACGAACGGCATGGTGTTACCTCATGGTTAGCCTTCGGTTACAACTTCCATATCATCTTCTGTAATAGCTTCGTCCGTGAGCTTCTCTTCAAACAACTGCTGGATGTGGGTTGCTCCGGCTTGGAACAACTGAACCCTATCGTTGTACTGTCTTACGTTAATCATTGCCTGTTGAAGAAGCCCAAATAATCCTTGGGCCTCTTCGTCTAGCTTAGATACATCGTAAGAAACGTCTTCTTTCTTATAGATGTCCATCTTAAATAGCTTCCTCCATCTCGTCTTCTACATCAAACTCTCCGCCGTCTACTGTCCCGACAGATACCAAATCTAGAACCTGCATAGCTTGGAAGTCTAGGCCCTTGAAGGTCTTACCTTTCCAGACAGATTCCCACTCCTTGTACTGAACCTTAACTGTAGAGCCATTACCTACACGCTCATCAATAGGGTTCTTCTGTGCATCGACAAGCTTAGGTGCTTGGCGAACCATTCCGTTGGGGCCATTAACTTTACGCTTGATTACTAACGCTGGGCCTTCGTCCATGTCCTTCACTGCAAAACCTTTGGAGCGAAAGCTCTGTGCAGTGTCTTCATCTACCACTAAGTTTACTGTGTATACTGGTTCGTAAGTAGTGTTCGGAGTAGTTACGCTTGCCCAGTATGCTGTTCCTGATAATATAGCCATGTTTATATTTCCTATCGTTGGTGTTAAAATTGAAGTGGCATTGTACCACAAGTTACTACGCTTGTAAAGTTTTATTTGAAAAAAAATTCACCTTCTGCCCACATCGAAGCTAAAGCTAAAACAAAAATAATTGGCGGCGATGCACCGCAAAGGGCTAGTCCTAAAACTATTGCCGCCGTGGTCATGCTTCTTTAACAAACAGACCGCCGACCATCTTTCCTTTTCTATCTTTAATATCATTGTAAGCATGTTCCATGCACTGTTCGAGGGTTAAGTTGCTTCGATGTGCAATGTTAATTAGCACTACAATAATATCTCCGATGTCATCAATAACTAGCTGGTCATTCTGAATGTTAATTCGTAACTCTTCAACCTCTTCGAGAAGCTTTTCAAACTGTTGGTGGTCTGTTGAGCCATCAAATAAATTACGGTCACGATGCCATTGTACTATCTTGTCTTCCAGTGTCTTCATCCTTGCGGTCTTCCTCTTGTATATAGTTAAGTAGTTCTTGAGATGTTACGTCCCATTTGCTTATGGTTTGTAACAGTGTTAAGCGTCCCTGCATTAAGTCTTCCTTAGCATTCTTTAAGTTCTGATTCAATACAAGCTGCTCCACTTTTTAAGTTTATCTTGTTTGTCAAACATCTTCGAAAGTCTTTCTATGTGGCTTACCAATTTATAATCTGATAGCAGGTTAATCATTACAGTAACATCGGCTGCCTCCTGTAGTAAGTTTTCTATATGCTTTTCTTCTTTGCCAAACCGGAGAAGTTTGCTGCAAACCATTGCTAGTTCACAGCACTCCTCCATAGTTATAACAAGAAGCTCTTGCTCTCGTTGAGTTAGTTTATTATTTAGCATTACGCCGCCTTCGAGAAGTAGTTCTGAACAACAGCCTGCCGAGTGTTCTGTGTTGCAGCTATATTAACTATAGCATCTCGGCGTTGAGGTGTTGCATGAGTAGACCAGTCGGTCATAGCATTATAAAATGCCCAGCGATTAGCACCTAAACGTCTCTTGTATTTATGCCAAGCAGCATAGATATATTCAAGTGCTGGATTAGTTCTAGGCATTTCACCCATGATAGCTTCAGCAGATGATGGTGGTCTAGAGTTAATAATCTTCTGCGCTGAATCAACCTTCAAAGCTTGAACAATCTCTTGGAAGGCCATAGAGTCTGTCATTGACTGACCACTCCACTCTGACCAGAGTTCACGTTGGTTCTCGAAAACATCTAGAGCCTTGGTGATAACTCTTGAGCCTACTTCAATGTCTAAGTTACGAGTATGTTTGGCTCTAAACACTGCAACCTCACCGCCAACAAAGACCTGTAGATTTGTACAAGCTTGCTGAATAGCTGCTGCACTAATCATGAAAGGCCAAGTGCCGTCAAAGCTTGACACTGCAAGCAGTCCAAGGGATGCAGTGTCACCGTCTGGAGTATTATAAGTATGGGCTGGTAGCTTATACTGTACAAAGGTTCTAGAGCCATCGTGAGAAGTCCTGATAATCTCTTCGATGCCATCAACGCTAAGCCCTGAACGCTCAATAATATTACGGGTAACATCTATCATCTTCTTGGGAGCCACTGGCTTATAGCCATGACCATGAACCCCTAGTTCTGCACCAGTATCAGTGCGGTAGATTACAGACTTAGAGCTTTCGATATGGCCATGCTCAGGGGTAAAATAATTTAAAGTTTGTGTATCTATATCAAAATCTGCTGAGCCGTAGCCACCCTCTCGGATGGCTCGAAGTGCTGAGTTGTTCGGGAACATTTGCATTATAGTCATTACGCTTGTACTCCTTCGATGCC